GTTGATAGCTCTATACACAAAGCTTTGATAGACTGTCGCAAAAAGGAGAAGCAATGGATATCAAAGTAGATCGTACAGTTAATCCAGAAGGTAATTTAATATTTACAATCACTGTAAAAGAACCGCATCACGCATGTTTTGATGAGGTTGAGAAAAACATCATGGGAGTACTTGATTTCTGTAAGACGGGAGTGGAAAATCTTTCTCCGGAAGAGAATAAGCTACGTCAAGATGTTGTGGCGTTGATTCATTTGGCTAAAGAAAAGACGTTTAATCGCGTGTTAAATAGCTTGAAATTTGCTATAAAAGAGCAGTTGCAACCTAAATTTGATCCAATTTGTCAAGAGATCTTCAACTGGATACACGACAATCAAAAAGATGTTTTGAAGAACTGGATGAATGAGTTTAATTCTCAGAGAACAACATACTACTTTGATAACGATTCAAAGAGTCAATATTGCCGTGATCCAAACTCCTTAAGTGATGACAAATTTGATGACGATGAAGAAGATGACGAAGACGAAGATTAAGATTACGTGCATCTCTGACCTACACGGGTTCAAACCCAAACTTCCTGGTGGCGACTTATTAATCGTTGCCGGAGACCTTACCGCTCGGGATACCATTAAAGAATACCTTGTTTTCAACGAATGGCTATCGGCACAGGATTACGATCGTAAGATCGTCATTGCTGGCAATCACGACGGTTTATGTGAGACTGGCACGCCTATAGATACTGGCTATGGACAAAGACCATACACTGTCCCCGTCTTAGCCAATAAAGCCATATACTTATGCGATACAGGTTGTGAATATAAAGGCTTGAATATCTGGGGAAGCCCTTGGACACCCACCTTCTTCAACTGGCATTTCATGAAAGATCGTGGCGAGCCTATAAAAAAGATGTGGGATTTAATTCCTGACGACACCGATATCCTTATCACCCACGGCCCTCCGTTCGGTATCCTAGATCAAGTGGAATTTTCTAGTAAGGCCATCCAAGGTAAGTTCGCTGGATGTGAAGAACTAAGATTAGCTATAGAACGCATACAACCTCGTCTACACGTGTTTGGTCATGTGCATGAAGGATATGGTCAGATGATGTTAAAATGCACGCCAAGAGACATTACATGCATAAATGCGTGTATCATGGATGCAGACTATAGACCGGTAAATAAACCTATAAATATTGAGTTATGAGTTACATGAAAAGCAACTATAAAGAGTTTATAAAAAGCCGAGTTCAATACTACGACCGACAAGGACAGCCTATGAATCTGTTAGATTGGGGCCGTAGATTTGAAGATATGGAATATAAGATCGTTAAACAAACAACGATTGGTGAATTCTTCATCAGCACTGTTTGGCTTGGGCTGAATCATTCCTTTGGAGACGGGCCACCAATGATCTTTGAGACCATGATTTTCCAACATGGCCAAGAGACAGAAAATGAGCTTGACGGTTTCCAAGAAAGATATGCCACAGAAGCCGAAGCTGAAGCTGGTCATGCAGGAGCGGTTGCAGCTGTTATATCGTACCTGGCGGGGGAAACTCAGAAGGATTCACAACAAGGTATGTCCCCGCTACCGTGAACTGCCCCCCCTGTATATATGGAGTAAAATTCCTGCCATCAATGGGATTAGTGTTCCTATCAGCCAGGTAAAAAGTGTTATTTGTGACTCCTTGTACATAGAATAGTTGATTATTAAGCTGTTCCATGCCTGTTGCACTAGCAAAAGGTATACTAATAAATTTAGTAGCTCTAATAGCCTGGTTATTTTGTAGTCCATGTGCTGTCTTTGTTACCACCACTGGGAAAGCGGCAGTAATTCCTTCTGGGGTAAATTGTCTGGTTGTGAAATGACTTAAACTAGAGTCAGGGTTATTAGGATACGGACTTGGCGGCTGTGTGTCAACGAAATCATATAGAGGTGAAAGTGGATCTTGTGGGTTAGGGCCGCTCATTGCTTCACCAATTGGTTTTGTTCAATAACGATATACTTGACTGGCATCACATCGTGTTTATAAGCGCATGTTGCTCCCACGCCTATAAGCATTCCTAGGATTACTCCTAAGATCATTGCTGCGAATCCGTCGTCCATCTTTCTTTCCTTCGTAGATCAATTAACTTACAAAGTTCATCATGTAGGCTTTTGTCGCATGTTTGTCCAAGAGGTGCCACGCATCCCAGGCAATTCAATGGAACTGCGCGACCTTGTAGCGATACAACTATCCTCATACATTCCATGTAACAATTTTTACAAAGCATAATTCCTACCTTTACTTAAATTCAATGTAATGGGAAAAAGATATAAAACCAAGGAGTTTATATGGCTAAGTCTGATCCTGTAGCTAAATTTGTTACTGGTAATAAACAAACAAAAGCACCAAAACCTAAGAGTTTAACACCTAAAGTTAGTGCCAAGGGTGATAAGAAACGCATGGGAAAAGGTGGGAAATCGGTTCCATATTAAAAATACCTAATTTTACCGGAAAAGCGGTAAGAAAAGCCGTTTTTCCTTCAATTTGAGAGATTTTTCTGCATATCTTTGCCTAATTACCGCAAAAACAGTAAAAAACGTACGATGAGATCGTACAGTTGAAGCCGGAGGTGGGATTTGAACCCACGGAGATAAGGAAGCTTCCCTACGCCTACGAGCTTTAAGGCCCGCTGCATTCAGCCACTCTGCCACTCCGGCAAAAGACACCAGTTGGATTTGCACCAACAACCTTAGTTGGAATAAGATCTAGAGCTAGCCATAAGATCTTAACTTACCTACGCTCTACTAACTGAGCTATGATGCCAAAAAATAGCAAGCAGTTTGGCGCGTCTGTCACCCGTGCGCACAGGTACTACGGCTATTCATCTTCCACCGGTTTTTCTCCGGCCCTATTCGGGCAGTAAACACCCGACCAAACCATCATTCCAGAGCCGCAGGAACTAGCTTGCTAACATTCTGTGCAAATCCACGCAAACGCTTCTTTGCCAATAACCATTTGCATGAGGCAACTACACTTAGGACAGGATGGTATTTCAACAACATTACCAGCACTATCATGAAGTGTAGGTTGCCAAAACCCTACAGGTTCCGAAGAACCATACTCAGTTTCTAACATAATTTCTCTTGAATGCACGCCACATTCTCTGCGTATAAGCCTGGTTGTTATACATGAATTCCATTATTTCCTGCAATTCTTTGCGTAATGCTTTCGCTCTAACCTTTCTCATTCCTCTTCCTCCATACGTAGTATACGCCAAAGATCCCATAGGTTGTCATTGAGGCAAACAACTCTGCCACGGATGTCTTCTAACTTCTCCGCATCAACACAACGGTCGGAATCCCAGAACATGCTGTGCTTAGACAAATTCTCAAAAATCTCACTATCAAGGATAGATTTAAGCAACTGCTGCGCTCTTCCTATATCCTGTAGTCTATTAATCATGCTCATGGGAAAGGCTTTAGTCGGGTCTAAACCTCTAGACTTCATCACATCCCAGATATTGTCGTTAACTTCTTGTCTCTTTTTCTGCGCTTCAATATATGCCATCCATTTAATCATTATCCTAAGCATAGCGCGAAAAGATTCATCCGGGCGGCAATCGCCCTGCACATGCTTCCACCCTTGCTTGATGCAAAGTTGTAGTTCTCTAACACATTCATCCGAGGTGTCAAACATAGTAATGTCAAAGTTGGGTACTCCCGCGCATTTGCAATCCATACAATGTTCGTTACATTTGTCACATTCGCCACTCATATTTCCTCAATGCGAAAAGGGTTTTTAGAATCTCTCGTTGCCAACATGCGCCACTTGCCATTGATAATCAACGACTCTATGGTGCACTCATTCTTCATCACCAACTCGGAAACTTCAACTTTTGTTATTGGTTCTGAGAATTCGTAGTATCCGCCTGTGAGTTTACAGTCTCCACCGCAACATTCGCACATTGTCTCACCTTCTCAAGAAGTTCCTGCATCTCCGCCATAGCTATAGTATAATTTATATAATATTGCTTCCTCAGCTCATGCATCTCAGGGTAGCAGTCTGGTATCTTACTCACCGATCTTTTCCTTGCTCCAGTTCCAGTATCCATACATATGGAAACCTAGGCTGACGAGGCACCCACCTGTTTGCACCATTAGCCCCATCTCTAGGTTTCGCAGTGCCCAGTAGGCTAGACATATTCCCCATACTATGAAGCATGCTTTCTTGCCTTTGACGTTGAGAAATCTGCCGAGCTTTCCTAAAAGGGTAAATATAAGATCTGTTCACTCACCCACTACCTAACCACCCACTGCATCATCCAGTCGCGGATTTCTGTGTAGGAGAATAGCCAGTAGATAACATAAATCCACCCGCAGAAGAAATGGAGGAAACACCACCATAGAGATTGGTTGATTACATAGGATAGGAATACGGCTAGCCAGCATCCTGGCATTGCACTTCCTACCACTCTAGTCTTGTCGCTCATTGGGGGTAATCCTTATCTTTTCTTGAATTAGTATGTACTCCCAGAACGTAAGTCCTGGGTAGTACTTTCTAACTGCGTTGTACTCCGCGTTAGCCAAGAGGTAACAAATGATCATGAGTATAAAAAAGAAGTATACTCGCCACATGTTAGTCTTCCGATGGTTTTTCTTCTACAGGAGGCGGAGCTGGTGGAGGCGGAACAGGCATTGGATTCACAGGAGGCAACACCGGAGTGACCAGGATATTATACCCATTGCCGCTCATAGTCATCCCTTGAATCTCTAAAAACTGCACACATTCCGACCGCATCGCTTTCTCAAGCATCGTCTTCCCGTTGTCGTCACACAAAAGCAAATATTGTTTACTCATCGTCATCTCCCTCGTCTTCGTCATCATCATGGCAGCAGTCTTCACACTTCTGGCCGGCACTAAGCTTTGTCTTAAGATTCTCTAACTTACGACTAAATTTCTTTCTCTCTTCATGTGTCTCAATAAAAGTTTTCATGAAGTTCACTAAAGCATCTAAAGCGTTCTTCTCTTTTCTACCTAGATGCGCTTCTGCATCCGTGTACACTTTCAACAAATCCTTTAGCTCATCGCCAATATCAATACCTACCATGTTTGTCTCCTTATGTGAAAATCCTGCTAAAAAAGCATCCATTCCGTTATCCTTCCTTAAGTTAATAGTCCATGCATCATTGCATATTGCATGCCCTTGGGCAAACTTATAACCTGTCTCTTCTAATAAGCCAAGTAAACTTCTTGTGAATAGATCCAGAGGTTCTTCATGATGCAGATTACCGAACCTACGGAATACCATCGTTGGTGCGGGTGTAGATAAAAGCTTAGGATTATAATGCACCAAAATTTCCGGCGGCATCACCTTAGTCTTTCTCATATTGTATTCTCTCTGAGCATCCACTAAACCCTTCATCATGCGTCATACCCAAATGCATCATCTAAAGCACACTGCGCATCGTCCTCCAGATCATACACCCTACTCACCTGGCCATGTATAGTATCCGTATATCCAAACACCGCATACCTACCGTCCACCAGCTTCTCTACACAAAAGGTACGAAACATTTTCAGGTCAGTCCACGCACCATCCTCTTCCCTAAAAAAACCATTACGTATTCTCATCTCACACCCTTATACATAATTAAACTTTTATCTTACAACCCAATATTTATCTTGAGCAAAGGATTGCTCTCTATATTGGCCACCCTCGTCTTCAACGCAGTTATCTCATCACACATCGCCTTCATCGCCATCATCAACTGAAACTCATCCCGCTGCTCCATATCCACATTCGGCACATTCCTGAATTCCATACCCACAGTAAAATCATCAAACTTACCACTCAAATACGCCATACTGTAATTCTTCATGATAACCTCCTCTTAACCTCTTCCAACTCCCTACCCAACCTCAAAACCTCATCCACCACACTCTTCAACGCCGACGGCAGATTAAAATCCATCATCGCCGCATCATTAACCGCATGCCTTCTAAACTCCTCACTCAACTCCACCAACTCATACTTCTTAGGTAAACTCTCCATCACATCTCCAGAAAATACATATGTTTAAAATAATAATTAGCATGGATTATTTCATAATCCTCTTTTTCCAACTCATACTCGTAATCCGTACACCTCATCTCCTCCGCCCTAGGATAGTCCGGCTGCTCAAACTTCCCTATAGGCAACGTTGCATCCCTATAGTTAAACCTTCTCCTCTCCCTATACCTATTCCCACAACCAAAATCCCCAGGATACTCATAGTCCTTCTTCCACCCCTTCCGATCTACCAAATGCACATACGTCCTCACCACTACCGGCCTTTCCACCATCACAACCTCCAGTGTAAAGTGTTTTTTTTATACTAACAAAAATTTTTAGAAAAGAAATTTTTTGAACTAGTAAGCAACTCTTACCAGATGCTAAACAAAATCAGAAAAGGTTTTTATTGTTTGAAAAAGTGAGGTGTGGGTGATTGAGGGGATGCATAGATATAAATATATAACCGGTACTACTTAAGGACACGCCCCACCCGTCAAAGTCTGAGGTTTTGGTGGCTTAGGGGTGTCTATTCAACTAATGATTATGTATTTGGTAACCAGACTGTAGTCAGGATACAAAGAACAGTAGGCTTGTAGCCTATGTGTGAGTGGGTTCAGCAGGATTCTTACTCTTGTTCACTATGAAGTCAAAGGCCGCTGTAGCTATGTCCTTAGCTGCATTCTTTGCATCATCCTGCTCATAACCTCTATGCTTAGCTTGCGTCTTAAGCAAGAAGAGTTGAAGAGTTGTGTCATTACTTTCCCTTGCTCTATCCCATACGCTTTCTTCTAGTTCATCAATGATGCGTTCTCTAGCTTCTTCTAATGCGTCCTTAAGTTCAAGGTCGCTATCAATCCTACGTCTCACGCTAGTGCGTGTAGAGCCTAGAGCATCTGCAACGCGTGAGAGGTTGCCGTGTGTCTTATAGATGAGGTCAAGTAGAGTATTTTTATCAAGGGGTACGCCCGGCCTTGGCTGTTTAGCTTTATCGCCTAGTCTATTACCTTTCTTAGTTGATGGGAAGCCGGCCATATTGATGCTCATGTTAGATAGTGATCCCGCCTAAAGCCGGCGGGGGCTTATGATCAAGTCTGATTATAATGTTATCCTAACATTTACGGTTATTTTCTATCAATACTTTATTTTAATTCATGAAATACTTGCGTTATAATATGCAACGTGTTATATTATCATGCATAACGAAAACGATTAGCCATGAGTGATAAGATCTTCATGAGTGAAAGAAGAGTAGTTGAGTGAGAGTATAACATAAACATGAGGGAATAAGATGAGGATTAAGAGTGGTTGTGGGTTTTACTATACGGATAATTACCCTGTAGGGGGTTGTTTTGCTAGGGCTAAAGAAGAGATTGAGGTGATTGATGTTATGTTAATGCCTAAGAAGATACACGGCTGTAATGCATATGGAAAGACATTAGACGGTAGACAAGTGGCATTCTCAACAGAGGTTTGTGAGAAGAAATGGGAAATGGTGGAAGCATGAATATGTTAACGCAACAAGAAATGTCATACTGTCAACAAAAGAATATAATCATCATAAAAAAAGGATAGTAAGAATGAAAACAAAAGAGATAACAACAACAGATTTAGCGGATTTCGGATATAGTGAGAGGCAAGAAATGATTACTTTGTTGCAAGCGTGGCATAACCAAGGCTTACCGGCTGAGTTTTATAAAGATGAAGTAAGGGTAATGATGAATAGAAATAGTGGGTATGTGTTTCTAACAAATGGCGAATATCAAACCGCTATGATGAATGGTAACAAGTTAGAAATGTGGCATCATTGCGGGAATTGTGGGCATGAAGGTTTTGCGGAAGATTGCCAATTGAATGATGACGGGTGTAATGAATGTAATGAGGTTGAAGAATAGACAGCGTGGGCGCGCTGTCTATGTTATGCAAGTAAAACTATTGGATAATCGCAACCTAACACAAGGGACAAATGGAAACAACATATTTTAATACTGACGACATAAAGCAATACATTAAGACGTGTGCCTTTATTTCGCGGTGCAGTGTACAACAACGCGCTGCAATACTCAATGAAATATTAATGCTGAATCAAATTCTATCATGGGATATAACCAATAAAACTTTGATTTCGGTTGAGAGTGTAAGCGTTAACGGATCAGCTATACAATTAAACCTTGAGGAGTATGAGAAATGAATGATGAAGAGTTTGAAGAGTTAGACATATTTCAAGTATCTTCCTTGCTATGGAAGGCTAAGAGGATCATGAATCCTATAGTAATAGGTGAAGATCAGATCATCCAACAAATTACGCATATTGAGTGTGTTGATGGTGATATTATTATTAACATAAAGGCTATGAATGCTAACAAACAACCAGAAAGAGAAGCTTAAAGCCAATTGGGGTGAAAAAGCTTCAAGTATGGCATGCCGGGCGGAAGTAAAGTTTCATGACCCGGCTTCATCATGGGCTTGTTATGTATATGCCATGAATCCAAGTGATGAGAACGAGATTTCTTGTATCATCAAAGGCTTTGATCTTGAGGTATGTGAATGGCGCATAAGTGAGATAGAAAGAATGTTTAATGTTAATGGTGAGCATCCAATTATAGATACGGAATACCGGCCACGGTTGGCATGTGAGCTATTTAAGTTACTAAGTGAAGGCAAATTATGAACGGGGAAGAAATTAAGCAATGGCGGTTAAAACTAAAGCTATCGCAAGAAGGATTGGCGCAATTAATTGGTGTGTCTTTTGGTAGTGTGAACAGATGGGAAAAGGGAATTGTTAAGCCTTCAAGATTAGCTATAGAGAGAATCAAGAAACTAATTAGGGAACAACCATGAAAGAAATTCAATTTGTTAACGCGGAAGATTTACAGACACTAGAGCAGTATGGTGCTAGCCTGCTTAGCTCTATGATCTCATTAAGAACGTTAGAAGGCTTTCACATTGCAGCCTTCAACAAAGGTTTGCTTGATGAAGATGAAGCGGAGACAGGAAAGACAATCTGTTGGGAAATTCAAAGGCTAATGTCTTTGTACAAAACGCAAATTGAAAACATTCTAGATCGTACGGAGTTGAAAGAGCAAGATGTTATTGACGCATTACGTGGCATGATGCCTAACGTCAAAATACCAAGAAAGAGAAAGAATGTTAAGAAAGTTAAAGAG